AGTTTGATGAAGACGATGTTAGATATATTAGAATTACAAATTTAGATTCAACAAATCACCTTACATTAACATTTAGAGATGAAGATAGTACAGAGTTTTGTATGAAGGTAGACGCTGGCCACTCATTCATTTATCCAGGTGATAATAGTGGTGGAGTTAAAGATACTATGCATGCAGCTGGTTCTGCAATTACAGTATCATTAAACGATTTAGTCGATATCACAGCACTTGCTGATACAGATTCATGTGATGTAGAAGTTTTTGTAGGAAGCGCATAGGAGAATAAATGGCATCAACATATACGGATCTTGGAACAGAGTTAATGACCACTGGCGAGAACGCCGGTAACTGGGGAACAAAAACTAACGTCAATTTACAAATTTTAGAAGAAGCAGTTCGTGGTTATGTAGCGGTATCTGCTAACTCAGATCAAACATTATCTCTAACAGATGGTTCTACAGGAGACTCTATAAGAAATGCTGTTATTGCTTTTACAGGTACATTAAGTGCTAATAGAACAATAACTGTTCCTGCTTTAGAAAAATGGTGGATCATGGATAACCAGACTGCAGGAGCTTATACACTTACAGTAAAAGTATCTGGTCAAACTGGAATTACTTGGGGAGCTTCTGATAAAGGAACAAAGATTTTATATGGAAATGGTACTGATGTTGTTGATACAAATGTTGGTGGTGGAGTTGGTGCGTATGATTTAAACGGTAATGAACTAACTCTTGATGCCGATGCTGATACAAGCATTACAGCAAGTACTGATGACCAGATAGATATTGAAATTGCAGGCGCTGATGATTTTACATTTACAGCCAATGCTTTTAATGTATTGACAGGATCTCATGCAACTTTTGCTGATAGTGCCAATGCTAAATTTGGTACTAGCAATGATATGTTGGTATACCATGATGGATCTAATTCTTATATTACTAATGCTACAGGAGCTTTAAAATTAGCAACAGAAACTTCAGGTATTGCAGTTACAATAGGACATACAACTTCAGAAACAACTATAGCTGACAATCTTACAGTAACAGGAACTTTAACAGGCACTCTAGCCACTGCTGCACAAGGCAGTGTAACAAGCTTAGGTACTCTTACAACTTTAACCGTTGACAATATTATTGTTAACGGTACTACAATCGGACATACAAGTGATACAGACCTTTTAACATTAACTAGTGCTGTATTAACAGTTGCAGGAGAATTAGACGCTGCAACTTTAGATATATCTGGAAATGCAGATATAGATGGAACTACAAATTTAGACATTGTCGATATCGATGGTGCTGTACAATTAGATGCAACACTTACAGTTGGTGCGGATGACCAGGGATACGATATAAAGTTTTTTGGAGATACAGCAAGTGCTTACATGCTATGGGATACTTCAGCAGATGATTTAGTTTTAGCAGGAGCTGCTGGAATTGATCTTGCTGGCGATATTGATGTTGATGGTACAGCTAATTTAGACGCTGTCGATATTGACGGTGCTGTACAAATTGATAACACTGTAACGGTTGGTGTTAACGACACTGGTTATGATGTAAAATTTTTTGGAGCAACTTCTGGAGCTTATATGCTTTGGGACGAGTCTACAGACGATCTTGTATTAGCTGGAGCAGCAAAATTATATTTATACGATGCAGCTGGTGGTGAATATCTTTCATCTTCAGGATCTGCTTTAACTATTGCTTCAGGTTCTGCAGCATGGGAATTACCCGCATCAGATGGTAGTGCTAATCAAGTACTAAAAACCGATGGTTCAGGAAATTTAGATTGGACTTCAGTATCAGGAACAATTACAGCTTTAAATAATCAGGCTCAAAGTAGACTAGTATCAATTGGTTCTACAACTACAGAATTGGATGGTGAAGCTAATTTAACTTTTACAGGTTCTGCATTAACTTGCATAGGGACAGTAACCGTTGGAGTTGATGGTACAGGTCATGATGTAACATTCTATGGAGATACTGCTAGTAGTTATATGCTATGGGATGAATCGGCTGATTCTTTACTATTAAATGCAGCAACTCTTGATTTAAATGGAACAGCAGATGGTTTAATACTTGATACTGATGCAGATACAACGATTTCATCACCAACGGACGACCAAATAGATTTCGAAATAGCAGGTGCCGATGATTTTACAATGACAGCGAATACCTTTACAATTCTGTCTGGATCAACTATAGCTATTGCTGCAGGTGGAGCAATAACAAATGCAGGAACTATGGCTCCAGATATCACAAGCACAGGAAAAGCTTTAGTATTAGGATTTTAATTAGGAGGATAATATGGCAAGTGAACTATTAAAAGTATCGCACACAGCGGGAGTTACAAACTCTGAATCTGTATTAATAAATGGAGTGGATGGACATACATATACCATTCTTTCTATTTTTATTACTGAAACTGCTGGTGCTGCTGAAACAGTTGATCTTTACATTGACGATGGTGGTGGCGGAACTGATTATGAATTATTATCAGATCAAGCTGTTGGTGCTAATGAAACATTTGAACTAACAACCAAATTCGTTATTGAAAATGAAGATCATTTATGTGCCGCAACTGCATCATCAGCTAATGTAGATATAGTAGTAAGCTATTTAGATCAGACGAGGTAATCCATGAGTGGAATTATTGCTCAAAATCTTCTTGATGGATCTGGCTTAGTAAAAGCACCAGAAGGTGGAGGTGCGTGGAATTTTATATCCAAACAAACTGCATCAAGTGATTCTACAATTAGTTTTACTTCAGGAATTGATAGCACCTATAGGGAATACTTATTTACTTTTAATAATATTCATCCAGCAACTGATGGTGCAGAATTTAAATTTAATTTATCTGTAGATACTGGAAGTAATTATAATGTTACTAAAACAACTACACATATTTATGCTTTTCATACAGAAGCAGATGATGCAGCAAGTTTAAGTTATGATACTAGTAGAGATTTAGCACAAGGAACTGGGTTTCAAAATTTAACTGGAGATACAGGAAATAATAATGATCAATCACTTTCTGGTTCTTTACAAATTTTCAATCCATCATCTACTACTTTTGTTAAAAACTTTTTAGCAAATACAAATAGCTATTATTCAAGTGATTCAAGTTATAATTCTTATGTTTCTGGGTATGGCAACACAACAAGTGCAGTAGATGCAATACAATTTAAAATGAGTACAGGCAATATAGACGCTGGCGATATTTGCCTTTACGGATTAACAACATGACGGGTATAATTTCAGATAATGTAGGTAGACCATCAGGCTTAATTAAAGCCGCAAGCGGTGGCGGTGGTGTTTGGACAAAGATTAAAGAAATAACAGCATCTTCAGATTCTACTATTAGCTTTGTGGATGGTACATCAGATGTAGTTTTGGATAGCACATATCCTATTTATGTGTTTAAGTTTAATATACATCCATCAGCAGATGCAAGATTACAAGTAAATTTTAGAGATGGTGGAAGTTCTTATGATGCAACAAAAACTTCTACTTTTTGGGAAGCATCTCATGCAGAAGATGAGGGTCGTGCGGAAGTGGGTTATGTAACAGATTACGATTTAGCACAAAGTACATCTGTACAAGCATTAGCTTATGTAAGTAATGGAAATGAAGAAGTTTCTGCTGGAACTTTACACCTTTTTTCGCCATCATCCACAACTTTTGTAAAGCATTATATATGTAGAGTATCTTGTCACCATAGTATGCCTGGATCTATAGACACATTTATTGCTGGGTATTGCAATGTTACAGCCGCTATTGATGGAGTTCAATTTTCAATGTCATCCGGAAATATAGATGCCGGAACAATTAAAATGTACGGAATAGGTGATAGTTAATGAGTGGAATAATAGCACAAAATTCAAGTAGGCATACAGGACTGGTTAAAGCGGCTTCTGCCGCAGGAACTTGGAATTTAATAGAAACTCAAACTGCTAGTAGTGATAGTACATTAGATTTTACATCAGGAATTGATAGTACCTATGCTGAGTATGTGTTTAAGTGGATTAATATTCATCCAGCAACTGATGGTGCATTTTTTCAAATAAATTTTAGAGATGGTAGTTCAGCCTATGATGCCACAAAAACTTCAACTGCTTTTGAAGCATATCATCTTGAATCTGGTGATACAGCATTAGGATATAAAGGAGCTAATGATGTAGCACAAGGTACAGGAGTACAGCGAATTTCAGCTCAGCTAGGAAATGATAATGATCAAGATGCGTGTGGCTATTTACATTTATTTAATCCAAGTTCTACAACTTTTATTAAGCCGTATAAATCTAGAACAATTCATAATGCGCAAGAAGATTACGCAGAAGATCATTATATTGCTGGGTATTGCAATGTAACTGCTGCTATTGATGGAGTTCAATTTTCAATGTCATCCGGAAATATAGATGCCGGTACAATTTCATTATACGGAATTTCATAATTAAGGAGGAAAATATGCCAAGATACCATAATATAAACGGAAACAGAGTTCAGTTCACAGCAGAAGAAGAAACTGCTCGTGATGCAGAAGAACAAGCATGGGCTGATGCAGCACCTGCTAGAGCTTTAGCTGATCTACGAGTAAAAAGAAATAGACTTCTCGCTGAAACTGATTTTTACGCTTTATCAGATGTTACCATGTCATCTGACATGGCAACATACAGACAGGCCCTACGCGACCTGCCCGCAGGTAAAGATACTGTTGATAAATGTGAAAATGCTACATGGCCGACTAAGCCATAATAATGTTGTAAGATAGTATTATTAACAATATAAGGGACTATGCTACAAAAATTAAGATTTCAACCTGGATTTAACAAACAAGTCACAGCGACTGGTGGTGAAGGCCAATGGGTCAGTGGTGATTATGTAAGATTTAGATATGGTTCACCTGAAAAAATAGGTGGTTGGGCACAGTTAGGAGATATAACTTTAACTGGTAGAAACACAGCTTTACACCATTTTGTTAATGCAGCTGGTATTAAATACGCAGCCCTTGGAACTAATAGAATTTTATACATATACTCTGGAGGAGCTTTTTACGACATTACTCCTATTAAAGCTACAACCACGTTAACTAGTGCTTTTACAACAACACAAAGCGATGCAACAGTTACACTAACTTTTTCATCTGCTCACAATATTTCTAAGTATGATATTATTTATTTAGATAATTTTAGTTCTGCCACTAATTCTGATTTTGATTCCGATGATTTTGATGATAAAACTTTTATGGTTACAACTATTCCAAGTTCAACAACACTTACTATTGAAATGGGATCTGTTGAATCTGGATCAGGAGCTAGTACTTCTGGTGGAGTAAGAGTTCAACATTATTATTCAATTGGTCCTGCAACTGAAGCGTCAGCCGCTGGTTGGGGTCTTGGATTATGGGGTGGTACTGTTGCGGGTGAAGCAACATCAACTCTAGATGGTGCATTAACTTCTGGTTCTTCTAGTATTGTATTAGATGATTCATCAGCTTTTCCAGCTTCTGGATCAGTATTAATAGACAGTGAAAGAATTGCTTACACTTCAAATACGACTGGTACAGGA